AGATATAAGATTTACCTGAACCAGACTCTCCTGCAAACACAGTTACTTTGCCTAGTGGTATACCTTTATTAAAATCGCCACTTACCAAATAGTTTAGTGCGAAGTTTCCTGTCGAAATCCAATCTGTAGGATCATGAAATCCTGAACTCATTCCTGTGATGGACTTTGTTAATGTCTTTCTAAATTTACTAACGTCAAATGCCTTTACCATAATTTTTTACCTTTAAGTTGTGTGGGGAGTTGCCTCCCCACATTGTGCTTTACTACTTTTGTTGTCTTGCTCTTATCATTGCTAAGATGTCTTCAGCACTGTTGTTTGTTTCCTGTGTAGCAGGTTTCTCTGCAGGTGTTTCTACCTTTGGAGCCTCAGTTGCCACTGGCTGTGCCGCTGGCGCCGGAGTTTCTGCTTTAGGAGTTACAGGGTCACCAGTCTTTGCTGATAATCCTGCTGGTCTGAAGTATTGACCAAATTTTTCTTGGTCATACGGTTCACCGTCTACCGATGCTTGGAACATTTCCTGCATCACTTTTACATCAACATCTGAAGGTTTCTTAGGAAGAAAGTCAGACAAGTTAAACAAATTAAATTGTTTAACAGCATCATTTTCTTCATCAGTTAATGCTCTAGATTTTCTAGACCATGTAGATGTTGAATAATCTGCATAACCACCTTTTGATGTTTTGATTATTCTAAAGTCTACACCGTTCAATGAATCAGTTGGAAGGTCTTCCATATCTGGATCCATCAATGCACCTTTAATGATTTGGAAAATTTGCGGACCAATTATAAATCTTCTAATTGGATTTGCTGGAGTTTCTTCTTCACCAAGAGGATCTTCTTTAACAAAACCTTGGAAGATATAACTTCTTTTCTTCCAATATTTTCTGCCCATGTCCTCTAACTTTGGATCTTTAAACCATGCTCTTACTTCTGTAAGAATTGGGCAAGTTTCTCCATACATTTCCATACATGGGACTTGTACTTGTACTGGTCTCGAATCCGTATCACCTTTAATTCCTGCAAAAGGTAATTTGATCATAAGTCTTTCCTTCCAGAAGAAAGTATTTTCCTTATCTCCGTCTGGTAGAAATCTTACTGTTGCTTGTTCTGACTCTTTTAAGTTCCAGAATGGATAGATAGCATTGTCGCCACCTGATCTGGTTGAGCCTGTTGAACGTGCTTCTTGTTCTTTTAACTTTGCACGTATATCTGCGAGTGTTGCCATAATATTAGCCTCCTATTTTGCCTTATAGCGTGTTTTGTGCCTATTAGTATTGTAGCACATAGTATCATATACTACAATAACTTTGTTATTTAGTCAATGTTTAATTATGTGGGTGTTTTACCGAATTGTATTAGATGCCTGCTAATTTTTTAATTTTGGCAATCTCTGGGTCTTTGTTTTGCATCAATTTGGAAATTGTCTCTTGAGCAGTTTTAATTGAACCATCACCAAATTTCTTTTCAACACTTGTTAGTACTGCTGTTTCACCTTTTGGAAATTGATTTGTTGTGTAATCAAAGAAACTTTTTACAAAGTCTTCAACAGTTTCTTCTTTATTATCAAATGACTTATCGCCATCATCTTTTGAAATACCACCGTCTGGATCTATTTTAACATCAATTTTGTCTTCGCCGTCTTTTTCAAATTTTGAACGCATTCTGTCTGATTCATAATCGTAATCTTCCTGAGCGGCTTTAAGAGCATCTTCGTGATCAGAACCACCCGGCTTAACCATGTCTGTAGCCAATTCGTCATCTACTTTATGATTACCATTGTATTCTGATTCACCTTTTAAAGAGTCTGGTACTACTTTTCCATTTTTAACTTTGTAGTGTAGAGTGCCTCTAGCCATTTCGCCATCGTCACCTGTGAATTCGTAATCCATTGAACCGTCATAATCTGTATCTAGATCTGAGGCAGTTGTTTTTTCTTTTTGAACGTCTTTACCTTTTCTTAATTCATCAAAATTTGCGTGTAAATATTTCATTGCCGCGTTGGCATTATCAAATTTTTGTACTGACTCACCATCTTTATCTAACACATCAAAAACATTCTTGCCATCGTTACCTTTGTAAATTGACACATATGGTTTAATGTCTTCAAAAGTAATTGCTTCGTCTTCTACTTCTTGTTTCATATCACCTGTATCAATTTTATTAAGCATCTCTGGTCTTTTTGCTTTGATGTAGTCCATAATCATTGGACGTAAACAAGCGTCTGCGTCTTCTTTAGAAGCCATTTTTATTTGTGAAGCAAGTGCTTCGTCATCTATAATGCCTTGTAAACTTTCAATTCCATTTACACCATTCGGGCCTGCTGGAAAATGTTTTGCCATTAATTTGTTTAATTTTTCTAATGCTTGATTACTTTCTTCTTTATCTGACGAAAATAAACCGTTTTCGTCTTCAGCAACAATTGATTCGATTGTGTTTTCAAATTCTTTGAATGTGTCTAATGATTCTATTGTTGAGCCTAATGCATTTTGCACTGCATCCGGATTTGAATTGGTATGCACAATTATTCCATTGTATCTACTTTCGTCTGGTTGTACATCAGCAACAATGCCTGCTTTTGCAAGTTCTTGCTCTATCTCTTCTGCATCTTTTTCTGATACTGGTCTTTCAGGATCGTAATCTCCTGCAACATCATATCTTAACGTTCTTGATTCTGTACCACCTTGATAACCTTGTGCTTCTGTTTCAAAATCTTCTGGACCAAGATTTTTAATTGATGTTTTTTCTGATACTAGTTTGTAAATGTATGGAAATACATCTTTTAATTCTTCATTGAATTGTTTAATAGTTAATTCGTCAATCCAACTTTTTGTAACTTCTTCTGGAACTTCTTCTAATACTGTTGCTGAATGCGTTTCTTTTATTGATTTATATCCTGACTCTTTTTGTAATTTTTGTGCTGTCGATTTTATTTCTTCTATTCTTTCATCAATCACATTTAAATAATCTTTTAGACCTTCTGCCATCACATTGGATCTATTCATGTACGTTTTAAATTTTCTTAATTTGTTTAATTCTTCAGATAGACTCACAATATATTTTCCAAAATCATCATAAGGATTTCCACCTTCAGCAACGTGTCTAGTCATTGCTCTTGCACCATTTAAATGTTTCATTGGATACTTGAATCTTTCTCCTGCTGGACTTTCAATAAAAATTGATTCAATCTTTTGTGATCTTGCACCTGGAACCTCTGGATTAACAACTGTAGAATGTTTTAAAATTAATTTTGCATCTCCAATTTGTTGAAAACTTGTTTTGTTTGTTCCAAACATATTTGATTCACTTACTGGTTCCATATCTTTTTCTTTCTTTAAGTATTCGTAATCTCTTTTTTCTAAATTAGATTTAGTAATATCTCTAGTATCAAATGCCATTAACCTAGACTTTGCAAATTCTCTTAATTCTTTAAGAAAATTATACCAGCCTTCTTTAGTTAATGGGTCTGCTTCACTGATGATATCAGTGCTGTGTAACACCACTAAACCCTGGTCTTCACTAATACTTATGCTTATTTTCCCGAAACTTTTACCTTCTTTTGTGTAGTCAAAGTCAAAGAATCTTGCTTCTTTTGGGTCATTAGTCACATTACCTTCAGCATCTCCTACTGTAACACTAGGAAATTGCCCACGTAACTTGTTAAAAAGTGCTGTTGATATGTTTTGTATTTCCATATACTGTATTTATTTTTTTAGTGGGAAACAAACAGTGGCAATGGCATCACTTTTTCAGACATTTCGTCATCCTCAATCTGTGTGAATGTATTGTATATTTTTGGATCCCAATCTCTCAAAACTCCCATGATCCTAATGCATAATAGGGTGGCTGAAACCAGATCATCAGTATCACCTGATTTCGCTTTGTATGAATTACCTGATGCTATGAATGATTTAAGTTCTTTAATCAATATTTTTGAATTAATTTTTATTTTGTTTCGTTCGACCATCGCTTTTAATCTTGAACACGCACTAATTTTTGTTCTGTGTGTAGTGTTGAATCCTTTTCTAAATTTTCGTATGTGTCCTTTCCTAATGGGTTCTGACACAAACATTCCTGGTATAGTTTCTTCGCCAAATTCTTGTATTACAATTAAAGCAGATTCACCTATTGTATTATTTTCAACACTCCAGTAAATGTTAGCGCCTGTTGTTGAATGACATTCGTCTTTTATGTAATTGCAAATTTCTTTTAATATTCTGACCTGGTGAGGTATAGCAGTCATGTTGTGTTTCCATTCTGCAACTTGTTCAAATGATGGCAGTTCAAACACCTGTATCGCCGCTGAATCTCCACCAGTTCCCATAGCAGGGTCTAGTGCAACGACATACGTGGCTTGTGGATTTATTTTTTTGTACCATCTAGTTTGACCCATGTTCATAGTTGGTTCTTTTCCTTCCAACGTGCTTAACATGATACTGTCAATCAATGTTTCATCAAATACTAAAAATTCACAGCCATATTCACGTCTAAATCTTTCTTCGCCAATACGTCCCAGTTCTTCTTGTTTCCAATCTTCATCTCTGTCTGGATGTTCGTCCCAACTTGCAGTAAAGCCATGGAACCCATTAGATCCTAAATCCTGCTCGTTGCCATGTTCGTCAAATTTATTTTGACTTTCTCTCCATATAGTTGCAAATACATCTTCATCTGAGTTAGGTGTTGACGTAATAATTGCACGACCACCTGTTGCTAGTGTAGGAGAAATTGAAGTCCAAAACTCTTGTGCTATTCCTGGATTAACAAATGCGAACTCATCACAGTATAGAAGTGAAATAGACATACCTCTACCAGTGTTACCAGTTGTTGTTGCACTTACAATCCTAGAACCATTTTCAAATTCCATTGAACCTTTATTGTAGTTTATAACTCCTGCTCTTATGTAATCAGGACACAGTTCATAGCCATATCTTATACGTTGCATAATTTCTTGAGCACCTGTATATTTGTGTGCCGCAATAAGAATTGTTTGATCTGGATGAAACATTGCATACCATAATAGGTAACAAGCGGCAGTTGTTGTTTTACCACTTTGTCTTGGAAGCATATTAACATTGAATCTATGATCGTGATAACTGTGAAGTAGACTTACTTGATATTTGAATGGTTCAAATACACACTTACCTTTTACAGGATGTTGAATGTAAAAAAATCTTTTTGCAAATTCCAAAAAACCTTCTTTTGGATCTGAACATTTGATTAATTCTTCTACCTGTTCTTCTGTAAATTTTTCACGTTGGTGTGCTTTCTTCGTTAATACACCGTCTAAACTTTTATTACTCATACGTATTACTTATGCTGTTATTTGGGGGTGTAATTTATTTTGATTAGGCGTTTTTCTTTGCCATTTTTGTTGCAGTTGCATACATTACTGCTTGGGCATCATCACCATAACGATCTTTAAAATCGCCTTTGGCTTTTTTCATACCTTTGACGTATTTTTCTTTTGCTTTTTCTTCTGGTTTGGTAAGTTTACGTTCTAGTCTTTTTTTTTGAAGTCTTCGTATGCAGAAAGTAAAGTTTCTTTGATTGAAGCAGTCAAATCTTTTTCATCTTCAAGTGCCATTGGATTATCTCCGCCTGCAACTTTTGGATATGTTTTTTTAGGCTTGTTAATACCACCTGCAATATCTTTTGTCATGTATTGAGTGTCTTGGTATTTCGGTGCAGGTGTAGTACTTGCTTTACCAGGAACTTCTTCAGTTGCTTTTACATCTGCTTCTGCTTCTGGCGCCTCTGGCTTAGGACCAACTATTGCTGGTGGAGGTGTAACTCCTGCACTTCTAAAGATTTGTGCCATTGCATTAATATCTTCTGGAGTATCTCCGTAAATTGACAATGCCGCACCTTCATCAATTCTTTTCTTTTGTCCTGTTTCAGGATTCTCAATTTTATCAATTTTTTTAATAAGATCTCTTAAGTCCATAATATTATTTACCTGGTTGAGGGTTTCCTTTAACTGGTCCTTTATGTGCTGGTTGTATTGGAGATTTGCTGTCTCCGTCTGTTTTACTTAACTGTTCTTGTTTACCTGATTCAACTGATTTGCCTGCATCTGGTGCCGGTCTCTCTTTTCTTGCTTTTTCAAGTTCTTTAAGTAATTCCATTACTCTGCTGTCACCTGCTGATTTTTGTTGGTCTTTACTTGCTTCATAATCACTGTTTAACATTGCTTCATATGGCTTGTTATCCTTAGGTGCTTGTTCTTGTTCTTGTGGAGCGTTAGGATCTCTAACAATTACATGATATGGATCCATACCCATTGTGTCTTGCAAGTATTGTTCTAAAACTGCTGGTGTTGTAGGATATTCTGTTTCAACATCAAAGTATGTTGCTCTTGTATTCTGTAAATTAGGGAAATCTAGTGGTCTTTCTTGTATTGGAGTCTTTTTACCTTTGCTCATTTTTGAAACTTTGAATTTTTGCATCACAGTTTCAAGTCTGTCAACTGCTCCTTCGGGTAAATCACCCGCTAAACCTACCTTGTAAGAGTAAGTTTTTTTGCTTTCTACTAGATAATGTTTAAAACTTTGTGTCATGTGTATTATTTATCCATCTTTTTAAGTTTTTCAAGTAAACTGTTGCGGTCTGATATTATGTACCCTTCTCCTTGCACTAAATTAGTGCCTTCTGACTCACCTTTTGAGTCTTGCTTTTGTTTCCTCAGTTGTAAATCCACCATTTTTAACTTTTTATTCAATTTTTCTGCTTTTGCGTCCAATCCTGTCTTTAACATCTGCCCTGCAACCTCAAATATACGTGCCGAATATCTGCTTTCAACATTCATACCCAAATCCATTAAGTCTTCATAGGCTGTTACTGCTCTTTGACCTATATCGTCTAATTCTTGGTCTCCCATTTCTCCTAATCCGTCAACTTTGGGCAGTGCCGCCGCAATTTTATCAAATTCAGAGATATCTCTCAGTGCTGTATTATTGTCTTTCTTCTGTTTTTTAGAAACTTTTTTTTCGGTTTGTTCTTCCTCTTTTACAATGTCTTGTGATTCAGGAAGATTTAATAATTCTTCTAACTTTTTTGTCATGACCTAAATATTTATGGTTGTTACCAAACGTAAATGCCAAGATAGACTGCTATACCAAAAACTACTAACCAAAAAATAAGTCTATCCATTATTTTAATATGATTGCTTTGATTGATTTTTCACCCATGTAAATCTCAGT